TTATTATTAACTATATCTATCAAAGCATAATGCTTTAACAGATAACATTCCCAGTCTTTTCTATAGTCAACATGCCGCACTTCATATTCAATCACTATAAGCTTTGGCTTGAATACATTAAAATCACATCTTGATAAAACCTTCTTTTCATTAGTCTCTACATCAATATTGACTAAGTCACACTCAAGGTATTCTGGGTGCTCTGAATAAATAGTATAAAGCGTTTTGCAGGGCACAACATATGACTCTTTACCCTGGCTAGCGTAATCTTCTCCTATAACACTTCCACTAATAGCAGTACTATACATTGTAACTTCACCATCGTAATCACTAACAGCCACAGGAAAAAACTTATCTCGTGGCCTTTTCTTTTCCCATAACTCTTTATAGCCAGGTAATGGGTCAAAAGCTAGCCCGTGCCAACCAAGTTCATAAAAATGAAACGTATTAGAATATGTATGAGGGTCACCTGCTCCTATATCTAAATACAAACCCCTTTTAGCACCGCCTATGTATTTAATTATACGCTCATCCTCATTGCACTGACCATAAAAACCATTAGAAATCATTTAATATACTCCTTGGTTGCTTGGGGTCACCAAGCTTCTTGCTCTTAAGCAGGCGAATTGTTTGATTTAAATCTTTCATCATCTTATTATAAATGCCTACACGATCTGGGTTTAGCGGGAAATTGCTTTCTTTCGGGTGCCAGTGATGATAAGAATGCGTTAAGTCTACTGGTAAACAATGTATAACACCCAGAATATGTTTTGCTCTCATATAAAAATCATTATCTTCAGCGCCATATCCGAAGTAACTTTCATTCATACCACCGATACTCCAGAAAAACTCTTTATCTACATACCAGGCTCCTCCGGCAGTTTTAACCTCTTTGTAGTTCTTTTTGCGTGGCTCTGGATTGTCTCTACCCACCTGAAGGAGTATATCTCTATAGCCTACACAGAACTTATTCTTTGGAAACTGATCAAACATCTCCAAATAATCCTCTGGAAGCTGCATATCAGCATCTAAAATCACACAATTGTTACTTTTTGCCTGCCGTACGCCTACATTTATACACCAACTCTTGTTAAAAGGCTTCTCATAGCGAAGAATTATGTGATTATTGAATTTAAAGGGTACTTTGCTATGCTTTTCAAAGAGCTCTTCTACTAAGATAACTTCGTAATCCATATGAGTCTGGCTAAAGACATCCGCCATAAGACCATAAAATGCTCGTTTTCTAGTAGAATCCCCGTCTGTATATGGTATTATTACACTAATCATAGCTTTTTAATGGTGCTATATACCTTTGCCCATAATTGGAGTTTATTTAAAATATTATACCGAGCTTCTTCTATAGCTTTTAGATTTGCTATATCACTTTGTACAACCCGTATAAGCTGATGACAATCCATGTCACCTATATAAGCAAAGGATTCCTTGGGTATATATTTCTCTAAACCTGTACCGCCCTTATAAAATGGCATACAGTACATAAGTAGCGCATCAGCAATTCGTTCTGAAAAGTAGTTCTCTGCATAGGCATCAAACTCTAAGGAAAATCCGTAATCAGCTAAGATTTCCTTGCCATACCAATGCTCGGTTATATTACCGAGTACACCCCTATATGATTTGGATATTGCACCCGTATGTGGAGTCCTACCATAAACATCAACATTTGCTGGATAGTTCGTACAAAACTCCTCCATATAAGCAAGGCGATCTTTTTGGTAATCCTGACCGTCTGAAGTAGTCATTATACAAATTAATGGCTTGGTCTTTACAGGACACTTCATAGCAGAAAGAATATCGTAATCGTAATTGAGCCACCACTCAAGAAACCCAGAAGTATTTTTGTAATTGATACTGGCTATACATTCATCTGGGCTTGGGTCAAAATAGCCAGGATACCCTGTAGGGTGAGCTGATATATAAATAGCCTTTTTAGGATCGAACTTATGTCTTGTTGTCTTGTCTATGATAATATGAAAATCTGCTTCGTCAGGATTGGTAACCCCAACCATATCCTTCCATTTACCTGAACGATTAGGCGTCATCTTGCTGTATACTTCTAACGTCTTATCATGTTCCCAGTTATCATATATGAAACAGACCTTAACCAATTAAAACTCCTAGGTGTGAAACACCTGCGTAACGAAGTTTAATAATTGTAAAACTCTTAACTCCAGCGTCAGTTAATTCTTTCCATAGAGAATCATATGTATACCAGCGACGATGTCGTAGGTGCATATAATTATCATCCTTGTAGAAGGTGACATCTTTACTATCTTTGTAAATTTCACTTCGATCTTTATTAAGATCCTTCTCTTCTTTTTCAATGGTATCAAACGGAATTACCTCCGGATGATGCCACTCATGCTCCAACGGAACAGTAATAACTACACGCTTTGCAACCCTAACAGCCTCTTTAATAGCTTGCTGTGGAGCTTCAACGTGCTCCAATATCTCTCCCAGTATCGCAACTTCAAACTCCTTATCTTTAAAAGGTAGCTTTTCAGCATTAGCTTGGACAAAGTTTTCTACATTATGCCAAGTGTCAATATCAACTCGTGTCATGTTTGGGTAGTCTTTAAAAAGACGACCATTAGCACAACCAATTTCTACAGATTTTGATTTCTTATGCACATGATCACGCATCCATTCCATGCGCCCTTGAACCTTAGTTGATACATCTACCGGGAATAACTCTGTATGCCAGTCTGAAGCAACCATACCCCAAGAATTATCAGGTAGATAGTGTTCTGGCACTTCAAATTTTAAGTCACCTTTTAAGGCTTTAAGAAGCGTTTCCTTGAACTTTTCGTTAGTTACTGCTAACGGGTTACGTTCACCCAGAACATAGGCATCATTAGTCACGGGAATACAACCGCAAGCTATGGCTTTTGTTAAAGCAATACAATTGATTTCCCCAGAGTATTCACAAGGGTAAGCAAAGATACCTGCTTTGGAGTATTCTTTGAGTAGTTCTTTATGCCCTACTCTACCGTGTTCATGTACACCTTCTTGCTGCATTTTCTTAAGCATTGAAGCTTTCCACCCGGTATCACGAAGATCACCAGAAGCAACAGCCCTATCATAAGAATTCCATCCATAATAGATATGTAGCTCAGCATCAGATACATCTTTCCTAATGCCCGACCACATATCAAGGATGGTCTCTAAACCCCTATTATAACTTGAAGCATAGATAATCCTATGAGGGTTACGGATTTCATCCAGCCCCACAAAGTCTTCCGGTACAATTCCGTTAGTAGAAATAAATATCTTCTCTTTCGGTACTACATCTGGAAGTAGTGAAGCATGATATTGAGAAAGAACAACTATCTTATCAAAGGATCCCACGGACTCTTTGTCAAAAGGCATATTGAGTGGGAGATCGTGAACCCATATAATCTTTTTTCTAGCCTCTATACCATATACAAATATGTTAGTACGCCATGATATTAATATGTTATGAGCATCTTTATTATTAAACATAACGGGGTTCTTATAAATAACTCCATCATATTCACCCTCATCATCACCACAGTCACAATATACGGTTACATTATAGCCATGCTTAGTAAGTTCTTTGGATAGCTGAATTACAGCCTCTTCAGACCCCCCTATACCGCTATCAACCGATTTTGGTGACCATGACTCCCATGTAGTACCACAGTATATTTCAACATCTTGTTCTCCCCATTGCTTAATGGGTAAAAAGGCGTTACGTGCTTTAGCAATAGAGTTGTGTTGATAAAGCTCTTTAGGGACACTTTTGACTAGGTCGACAATTCCATCTGGATTTTTATCCCTAGTAAAAGCCAATAACCAAGTAAAATGTTTTACATACTTATCATGATAATAAGCGTCTTCGAAATTCTTCTCGTTCCGCTTAATATATTCCATTGTAGGAACATATTTCTTGACCTTCTGGAATAACTTCCACGCCTTTTCAAACTCGCCAACCTGATAATAGCAACAAGCTAGAGACATCATGGGTCTCCATGTGCGATTCGACGGGTCTACAATAATATTTGTACGTGGTTCTGGCTTACTGAAACCCATGACAGCCCACTCAATAGCCTTTTTCCACTTCTCTTGCTGAAAGAATGTATCATGTAATTCAAAATACGCATCTGGATATTCAGGTATCTCTTGTAGAGCTTCAAATGCGCAAGCCGTACTCTGTGCATACTCTTTCATCGCCCGATACATATGAGCCATCTGACACCAGCTTAAATATCTATCTTCACTCCAGCCCGAACCTTTAATGTGATGTTCAAGGAAAAATATAGCCTGCTTAAAATTACCAACCCCCATAAAGGATCTACCGAGATAAGCTATGGTTCTAAGATCAGTTTTTTCCTTGTCTTTATTGTATTCAGCGACGAGATATTTTATATTGCGCTTAACACTATCAAGCGAATGTTTTCTATCTATATGGTGCTCAATTTTCAATGAGTTATCTTGCACCATCACAAAATTAAAATTCTTCTTGGGTAAAACGTTCTCGTGTATATGTTTATTCCAATAAAGCTGGGAAGAATTTTCTATAATTGTTTCCCTATAATGAGCGGCATTTGTATTTCCCCACTCATCCTTAGCATAATCGTAATATGTTGAAATAATAGATATTTTTTCCCTAGCTGCACGATCTACTATTTTTTGTATATTCTCTGGGTTACTAATAGAATCATCTGTGTCTAACCGAAAATAATACAGTGTTTCACATTTACTAGCTAAAAAGTTTCTTTTCCTATCAAAAAATATACCACCAAAATCTTTTTCTTCCTGTGACTGCTCATATTTAAAAATTCTAACTTTGTCGCCATCTAACTCTTTAAATTCATCAGTTAATTCATCAACCGCAATGTGTATAGCTGTAAAATACTTCTGGTATGAATCAATAATATTTCTAACTTTTCCAATTTCATTCTTTGCAATTACATGCAAGGTTATACCTGTCATATTTTCTCCGGTATAGAGAACGCTGGAAATGCTTTCATAAATTTCCTCATGTCCTCCTTGGTTGCGAACAGTTTCTCATTATACAGTCTTTTAAAATAAGCCCTTAAATCTTGAAATAGCCTCGGAGGTAACGATAACCCATACCGCATTGTTTTGGTTTTATTAGCCCCGTGTGCATTAACCCGCTCCTTACGTAACTCTTTATTTTGACGTATTAAAGCGTATGTATGATCTTTATTATTACCAATCTGTGGGTTGTCACAACACTGAAAAACGCTCTTAAGACAGTGCTCGCATCTTAATATAATCTGTTCTTCATTCTTATCTTCTGAAACAATATTTTGTTTCTTCAGAACTGGTCTCGGACTCTCACAACAAGGTAAATAATCATGACCACAATTATTACAATACATGGTTGGATCTTTAAGCCACGTACAAATAAACGCATGAGCCGCTACCATCTTATCATTTGTTTGAACGATTGCCATGCTTAATTCCTCTATTATTACGAAATTTGTCAACTATACAATGACAATTTTCGCATAGGGTTATACCATTAAAAATATCAAATCTTAGGTGTTTAAACTCTGCAAATGGTAATATATGATGAGCTTCTAGGCGGTCATTATTGACACCACACCCACGACAAGAATAATTATCTCTTTCATATACTGCTTTTCTCCAAATGTCATAATCTGAAGATGTTCTTAAGCGTATAGTTTCAGAAGTTACTCCGCCCTTCCAAGAACCATTTTTACTACCTACATTTTTACCTTTTAAAGATTTTCTTAAAGAATTTTTCCATTTATCAGAAAATGTTTTTCCAAGATTTGGCTTTCTACCAACACGTGCTTTCTTTAACTTATTCTTATGGGCATCTGATAGAGGTTTACCTTTTTTAGCCATAGACATTTTTTGTAATGTTTCTTTGCTATATATATTTTTTTTACCTTTATTCCAAACCATAATACCCTCCAGTTAACATTGGGGGAAGGAAACTGGAGTAACCAACCCCCAACATTGATATTACTTTACTACAGATTTAAGCAGAATTTATATGTGCTGATCCGCCCAATATCCGCAGTCATAGTGGTGATTTTCCAAGCAGAGTTCACCAACAACGTTTCCACCAGTGAAGTCACCAGTCTTGGCGATATCCTGTAGGAACGGTTTACGGAGATATGCTATTTTGAACATATCCTCGTTAATACATACAACACCATAGTTAGTGTCTGTTCCAGATATAGAAACATACCTGTGTGCAAACAACTTAACTACAGAAGCAGCATCTGATTCATATATATCAACCGCATTCACCAATCTGCGATCTTTTGCATCAAGGTTCATTGTAGAATTAGCAGTGAAACCACTAATCTTGCGTTTCATATACATAGGACAATATACTGCATTTACCATGGTAGACGTATTATCCCAAACTGCCTGAAAATAATCGTTTAACATAGTCTCAGTCATAGATATACCTGACTGGGCGGTCAATAATGACAAGGAAGCTTTTACACCCCTTGACTGTCTGGCTACATCACTTTGACCTGATGCTAAAGATCCACGCATCATAGCGTACTCTGCGTCGTTCTTCCACATCTTCATAGCCTTTACTTGCTCATAGCGATACCTATCATCAAAACCAGCCATATCAGTATCTCTGATTGTATCAGAGACCTTATAGCCTTGCTTAATCAGCTGAGTATAGTTGTTAAGCCTTGTTGGATCAGTAAGGTTATGATAAGTAACGTCTGCACCTTCAAGCTGTGCGTTTGCTTTCACTGAATTCAACGTGTCAATTACAACGAAACATATCGTTAGACTATATCTTCCACCGTATTATTACGGATAGGATTGGTTTGTAAAAAATACCTTAATTTATATGACATTGAGGGAATAATGTGTTTTTTAATAATTTTAATAAACTTAATTGAATTTGGTTTATTAAAATATAAACATGGATACTTACCTCCATGTATTAAAACACGAATATCAAGTTCTTCTTGAAAATATCTTTGTATTATCTCATTATCTTTTTGTGAAAAAGAACAAGTACAAAGAAATAATTGAGGATATTTTCTATTATTAACTCCCGTTGTTCCATCATCCATAAACCAAGTTGCTAATCCTAATGAGGTTAATGTATTAAGTAACTTTCTTGATACCCTTTTTTTACCTTCTGGGTAAAACTTCTTTCGCAACATAGTAAAATAAGACAGGTTACGGGTTCTTAATGTAAGTGTTGTGTATTCCTTTTTTCTTATTCTATGATAATGCGTTGCTTGTTTTATTCCAGATGATATAGGAGATAAAAAACTTTCTTTCCACTCCATATATTCCCTTTGTTTAGGTGAATGACATATCATTAAATGATAGTGTCTTGAGTCAGTAGATTTATATATGCCAGCATCACCAAACAAACTGCCAAAGAGCATTTCTCTTGCTTTCTTCGTTAAAGGATTTTGCATTTCTGCCTCCTTCACTACTAAATAATATTTTTTTAGTCGTTACACCTTCCTACCATTGTAGGCTCGGCTCGGGATTACCTGTTAAGGTTTCCCCGAATTTCCAATCTGTTTTACGAAAGGCTAATCATTCTTATGAAAACCATTCGTGACGTATGGACTTCGCTGTGGAAGTTCCAAGACCACTCAATAATTGCGTCTCCGTTGGACTCAGATTAGTAATTATACTTAATAGATCCTCTCTCAGAGCTTCATCGTTATAAGTATAAGCAATATCTAGTGCCATTCTATATTACTCCTTTTTGTGCGCCTTAAGTATGGCGTCCAATGCCACCTTGGCATCTTCCACCTTACCTGTTTCTTTAGCCCTGTCTAACGCTTGCTGATGGGCAGGAGTAGATTGCGGTGAAGATATTCCACCACCCTCAACTAAGGTTTGCCTTTGCAGGCTACCGACTTTCTCCTTCAATTTCTGCTGCGTCTGTGCGACTTGTCCTTGACCAGCAGCTACTGAATCCGCATATGCCAACTTTGATGCTATGAAGAATTTATCTGGTCTCTTCTGAAGATCAGGGTCACTAAGGTAGTTAACCATAGCTTGCCCCATAGGATTCTGAAGATTCGGAACAGGGTCACCGTTCTTATCAACCACAAATTGCCCATTCATTCCCTTTAAAAAAGCATCAGGGAACTTATTGACTGTGTATGAGTTTGCTTGCTGCCGTTTAATAGTATTTTCCTGTGAGGTTTTGAAACGAGCAAGTTCATCACGTATAACTTGTGTTTGTTCTTCTTTATCCAACTTTCTAATTTCTTCTTTTGCCCAATTAACATATTGCGGATTGTCCGCATACTGTTCTTGGAAAGCCTCAAGCTGCTGCCTGGAGTAGTGAGGTTTACCATCCTTCTTAGCAATAGCTTCTGCCACTATATTGGGCAGCTTATCCACTAAGTCCTCAGTCTTACGTTTATATTCCATGGCTCGGTTTTTCCAGGGTACACCATTCTCGTCGTACAAATCCTGGTTACTGCCAGGCTCAGGAGATGGTGTTGGCTCTGAATCTACCTTTGGCTGTGGGTCGGCGACAGCCGGAGTTGCGACCTCTTTTGATTCTGCTTCTGGAGCTGCTTCTGGAGCTGCTTCTGGAGCTGCTTCTGGAGCTGCTTCTGGAGCTGGTGCCGGAGTAGGTGTCTCTTCGGCTAGTTTTACACCCTGTTTTGGTTCTGGCATATTATGCCTCCTGGTTTTACGCCTCGTGGGCGATTGTTAGTAAGAAAAGGTTCTGTAGTCACCTACATCCCCTTGTTCTTGAACTGCGTTAAAATCAAAAGCCTTCTTTCCTTTTTTCTTAAGCTTAGTAATCTCTTTTGGTGTGAAATAAAACTGTGCTTTATGCCTTTTTATCGTACCCCTCATTAGACCCGATCCAATAGCTAGTGCCCTCTTATAGGCATTTTCAGATGCTTTATCGGGGAAGTTACCAGTTATAGCTTGCTGATATAGGTCTGTATTATCTTTTACAGCATAGTACCCTTTTTTGCCAACCTCTTCGAGATTAATACCAAACTCTTTTGCTTTTTGAGCATCAAGCCTGTTTAAAACAGAGGAACCTATCATTTTCATGGTGTCTTCACCCGTAGAGGCGCCTTCACCATATATAATAGCCGCTAATTGGGCTAAATCTCTATCATCTGGCATTTTATCTACCTATCCTTTTAAGTGCCCTTATTGCATCCTTCATAGTCATACCACGACGACGTCTACGACCCCTACTAAGACGACGTCTACCCTTACCGCGACCTGATCGGTCTGCTTTTGCAGTTGAATTACAACCCTTACCCCGTCCTAACCTACCAGTACCATCTTTATTTGGCATTTTTCCTCCTAATCTTTTTACCGTACTTTTTAACCCACCGCCTATAAAGATTGGGTTTATTTATTTTCATCCACTGAAGTTGCTTTTTTGATTTAAATGGCATTTTTATTCTCCATCATAATCTTTTATCACCGCAGCACCTTTACCACGCCAAGCCTTTAACTGTTCTTGTAAGGCTTCTAATTCTTCTTTGTATTTATCTTTTAAGCTAAGTATGTGCATTGTAGCAAATTTAAGAATCCTAGCTTCTTGTACTTTTATTGGATCTACTAATTCATGCCACCTATCATCCAAGTTTTGACGTTGAAGCTCTAAGTCAGCGTGAATAATTTTCCATATACTAGAATTATCAAGTTCATTAACTATCAACTCACAATCTGATATTCTTTTTATAAGATCACTTTCATGATCCTCTAATGGAATCTCTACTTTTGGAGCTACCCTTTTCCTGACAACATTCTTACTTCTTGGCTTGGCTTGCTTTCGCTTTGTTTTCGGCATGTTTCTCCTTTTGAGCCGCGCTCTCAGCAGCCATATCAAAGACTTTCTTAGCACTTGCTATCCTCTCTGATTGCTGCTCGGATTGTTTTTCCTGCACTTTAGCTGCGGACTTCAAAGCCCTGCCTTGTGCATCTGGTTTAATTCCATACTTAGCCAATACCTGTGCCTGTTCTGCATCAGTCATATCTTCTAAGTCAAGCTTAACGGGAGGAGGCGGTGTTTGTCCTTGAGCCCGTTGATACTGCTGGAATAATATTCCTGGATCCTCATGAAGTTTCTGATGATCAGGTATTTCAAGAGCCTGGTACATATAGTCATAAATAGCAGCCATATGATAAGGCTTAATAACACCCATCTGTATAGCAGCCTCATTATTAGCTGACTGATATACCATCTGTGCTTTTTGGAGTCTATTCTGAGGATTTGTATTTTGGTCGTTACCGCGAACCTTGATGTTATACTTACCCTGTATTTCTTCTTTAGTAAGTTTTATTGGTTCCCAGCCATTAGCACCAAAATAAGCAAATTCATACTCATCTGCTCCATACTGGCACCATAACTCCCATACCCAATTAAATAAATCTTGGAATGCAGATCTAAATAAATCAGCATCTAAGGCAAAGACCTGTTGCATATTCTGATTTTGCAGCTGAACTTCACCCAGAGTTCTAGGCTGACGCTTGTTAATCAGAGACTGGAGTGAAAAATCAACCTGCCCTATTAACTCTTCAATCTTAGTCTCTAAAATCATCTGCTCTCTCTCGTAAGAGAACTCAACATTAGGATTGTTATTATTTAGCGGTTTAATTATGTCATCGAGAGACTGCATACCTTGTACTGGTAATGATTGTCCAAAAATAAACTGTATAGCATTTTTGTTAATCATACCAGCCCTATGTGTATACATAGGCGTATTACGCATGGTCTGCTGATCAAGCTTCTGCATATGTTGCATATCTATTTCTTTAGATATGTCTTCTATTAACTCAGGAATCCCTCTATGGGAAAACCACCTATCGTCGGTTAATTCATAGAATAGTTTAACGAAGGGGAATTTTCCTGAATAGAAGGGTAGTGATATTTTACGTAGAACCTTATCAAATTCTGGGGCTATAGTGATTACACACTTTTTCAGTTCCCCTGATCCATCAACGTCATACCACCCGTAATATTCCCAAATTTTTAATTTATTTGATCTGCTGAGTCGATCTATACCCTCACGCAAATCTTTTTTTGTATCAAGTTCTTTATAGTTCCTATTTCCACTGTTAAAGTCCTGTGAACTTGTATATCGAGAGTAAATATTGCTTATATCTTCTATGCCGTTAATATCCCATCCCTTGGTTTCACCATTAACTCGAGCTTGGTGCATATCCATTTCAAACTCATGGACAAGGTAATCAGAGCTCTGGGGATTATAGCCGGCATCGGGGTTAACATATACCCTCTCAGGCTGTGCCAGGGCGACATCCGGATAATCATAAAGTACATCCAATACTCTAAGTTTAATAGACGTTTTACCGCTAAGAATATCGGATACAGCTCCATCTATGGCTAGCCGGTTATCCTGCGCAACTTTGTTGCTTAAATCTATATCAAACTTCTTTATAAGAGCCGCGGCTATCATATCAGGTGAAGTCTGCATGGAATACAATTGACGTGCTTCTTTAATGCTTAAATCATCAATAGAATATTCTTCTATTCTTGTTATAATATCTGTGCGCCAATACGGTTTAAATAGGTAAAAGCCTTTTTCCAGAGACCTGTCAATTCCTATGATACTTTTAGCCTTTAAGTCCATAACGTCCATGATTAAATGGTCTAAGAATCTTTCAATCTTATAAGCAGTCTCCCATTGGCCTGAAGGGGTAGGAATAACCTGGATGATAGGCCTTATTCCAAATATAACATTTGTCAAAGCGGCTTTTAGCTTCCTAATCTTTGTTTCTATGGTAGGCATACGGATATTGGCACAACCCACGAATGGGAAGGTTTTAGTCTTTTTTATCCTATACCTCATCTTATACCACTTAACGTTATTCTGTTCCCAAGTGGACGTAAGTGCTGTTGAGTCGTCAACCTTCTCTCTTACATAGCTGACTGTATCATTTTTAGTTCTTTTATACTTCTTAGCCATTATAATCCGTAATTCTCCTGTATTATAGGTTCTGCCGGGAATTCTGATGTATGCTGTTTTTCGATCTTAAAAGCATATGGCTGGATGATCTGTTCCGCATAACTCATTGCATCAACTAAATCATCCCATCGTGATGAACCTATGGTTAAAAGCTCGTCTCGTGCATCAATATGATCTGCATGTATATAATATTTACCCTGCTCAAATAAAGGTTGGAGAGCAGCTATAATTCTTGATTTCTTATTCCTGGAGCTCACTTGTGTGGCAGAATTTGTGTACACATTCTTTAACTCTGCCATCGGAGGGTATACTTTTCTCTCATCACACTTCTTCAAAAAGGATGCAAAAAACCCTTTTTCAGTACCACTATTAGGAACGCCAACCCCAGTAATATGAGCGCGGTGTTGTAAATACATGTTAAGCACCGCGTCTTGAAACTCGCCGATGGGTTGATGAGTCCTAATATAATGTGCAAGGTAACGATTTGCTGCTTGGTCACATAATATAAGTGCCGCAACCTTATAATCGGCGGTCTGATCGTCTGAATAAGCAGGGTCAACGGCAATGACAGCGGAATACTGGAATGGGAGTTCTTTCCAGTAGCGGATCTGATTCTCCTTAATTGGCGCGGCTTCATCAAAAAGAGGATTATTAAGATACTCGGCTGAGAACCTTGTAGATCCTATTTCCCTTTTGCGAACCTGAAGCTTTTCGTGATTCCATAACTCTACCCATAACTCCCTACCCTCTTCCTGTATACCGTCATGATACGCCTGGTACTTGCGTTTTTCCCAGCCATTATCCATAGACAACAGATCAGATAACACGCTCAAAGGATGTATAACCGTCCCGATTATGACAAACTGGCCTTCTGGGAGCAAAGTATTGAGGCATGCCTTAAATAGCCAGTTCTTTAATTTTTTACGCTGATCTTCACTCTCAACTAATTCATCAGTTTCTATATCATCACAGATTATACAATCTGGCCTAGCGCCTCTTACCTGTGACCCCGCCCCCTTAGCCCTTATAGAAACCCCATTATTTAAAATTATATGGCTTTCAGACCACTTAGAAGACTTTAAATCCCCAAAAAATGTCAAAATACGAGGATTTCCCTCTATTTCCATCTTAACCTTGCGCAAAAAGTCAACTGCGAAGCTCTCAGATGCGGAAAATATGATAACATCCTTCTTCTTCTTAAAAACCGCTACCCAGAGCACGTAAAATACAGTTACAATTGTACTTTTAGCAAAACCACGTGGGGCAGCTAGGACTAACCGCCCCGATTCGTGTATGAGCTTGTAGATTTCCCGGTGAAACTCAGGAATGCTACAGGACAGGAAGGAACTTAAAAAATATTCTATAAATTCGCCTAAATCAGACGAAAACATCTTGTATAGCTCGTGAACCTCTACAGGTGTCAACTCGGTAGAAGCGGGAACGTCCTCAGAAACCATATACCGTCCTTTTCATAAATGATAATAGATGGAGTTTTTTCGTTTTTTAATTGAGATTCTAAAAATATTATAGAATTATTAGGAATACTAAACATATTGCTCCCATCCATCTGGTAAAATCCCTATAAATCGAGCCTCCTCGTTATCCCCTGTAAATATTATAGTTGGAACACTCAAGACATCATAATAAGAGGCTTCAGCCTTGCCTGAGACCGTGTCAACGTCAAATTCCTCATACTCACGGTGAGCTAGGGTCTTTTTGACTTTAAGGCATAAGGGGCAAGATTTTGAGGTAAATAGTAAAATACGGCTCATAGTACCTTTTTTCCGTTTTCAGGGCTTATAACGCCCTTTACGGGCTATTTTAGGGCATCTGAGATGTGGATGCCTACCATAATAACCATATCCTATCGTATCAGTTCGTATCGGTTCGTATCGGTTCATATCAGCATAGCTTGGGGTTACTGATAAAGTGATAAGGGGAATTCTCAAAATTGCTAAAAATTTTGTGTGCACCTTTATAGACATACTAGGGGGGGGGTTGGGGGGTGTGCCACCCCTTGAGGGGAAAACTCTTTTTCCCTGCCTATAGGGCATCCGCCTATAATAATAATTATGTTAACTACTTTAAGTCCTTGTCATTGTTAGACTTAGAGCGTAATTTCTCCCTTAGCTTAGTACTGTCTTCAGGTGTAAGGTTGAAAATGGCGGTGTTAACCGTCGCTTTATCCTTAAAAAGACCTCCAATACGGGCTATATTCTCTAATCCTCTGTGTGCGTTGCTCATATCCCCTTGTGCCTCTGATAAAGCGCTTAATCTCTGGAATTCAGCCTTGATACCCTCTTCAGAATAACCAAGCTTTTCGAGGTCTTGCCTTAGTCGGTCTTTAATATTATATATATTACTCTTAGCGGTTGAAGGTGCGTAACCTGCCTTTAAAGCGGCTTCTTTAAGCGACTTGCTAGTAGCAAGGTTCTTTATTAACCTCTTACGTCTGATACTATCTCTGTGCTTCATAGTACTCCATAATCCTTAACTAAGCCTTTCAAACTACCATTGTAGTGTTCTTGTAATGTTCTTTAGTGTTCTTGTAGGAATGTTCTTTAGTGCTTTCTTATTAGAGGGGTTGGGAAACTCTTTATCTTCCCGCGAATTTCAAAGCCCCCTCATACATATTACAGGAAATACGGCACATTATGGTACATTATGACACAAACAACAAAAAAACAATTATTTTAAAATAAACTCTTGACAATCTTGTCAAAATATGCTATATTATAATGGAAGTAAGAGGAGATAAGAAAGGAGGATAATCAATGCCAAATCCAGAACCAACCTATGACGAGATAATGAGCAAGGATAAAGAGATTGAAGAAAAGGAAGAAGACTCTAAAGCTAAGGGGGAAGAGTAGGGAAATCCTTTGTCTCCCCGCAGATTTCAAATGCCAATAAAGGCAAAGGAGAATAAAAGTTCGTAAACATAACGCAAAGGAGGATAACTATATAAGCATTTACGAGATGAAATCGGTCTATTAAAACGCATTTACGAGATAGGATCTACGAGACCAAATCGAAAGGAGGAGAAACCATGAAAAAGTTTAAGGGCTTAATGACGTCATTATCACCACATTATGCCACGCCTAAGTGGCTATATGATGAATTGAATAAAGAGTTTAATTTTAATGACGACCCTTGCCCCCTACACTCAAAAAATAACGGGCTAAATAGAACATGGAATGAACGAGTATATATTAATCCACCTTACGGCAAAGAACTCCCAAGATGGATATTAAAAGCTTGGCATGAATACCAACAAGGTAAATTAATAGTAATGTTATTACCAAGCAGAACCGACACCCGTTGGTGGCACGATTATGTTATGAAAGCAGACGAAATACGTTTTATTAAGGGGAGGCTTAAGTTTGGAGATGCTAAGAACTCAGCACCATTTCCAAGCTGTATAGCCATCTTTAAGGGAGGCATGTAGCCATGAAAGTCATACCATCTTTAATACAACACAGAAGGAGAATAAAACGCCAAAAAGATTTCAGGCGCCTGGCACAGGAGGTACATACATTGGAGTTAATTGCTTTGTTAAATAAACTGATAAGGAGGAAAAGATGAAATACATAGTAAAACTAATAATTTGCTTATTATTACTACCTACATTAGTATATGCTGGAGAATGGAAACTAAAAGCTGGCTATGTAGCACCAACCTGTAAATATGTAGAGCCAGGAGCCTCTATTGAAGTGGCTTACGAAATCAAATCTCGCTGGGTAGGTCTTGAAGGTGCTGTAGGCGTAGAAACCCACAAAATAAAGCAGGTAGGACAGTTAAACACCATCCAGTACAACATAATCGGCAAAATATACCCTATAGAACGTGCTTATATTGGTGGTGGAGTAGGATATATGAATAACTTTATGCAAGAAGACTATAATGGCCAGGCAGATGTAGACAATGAAAACCAGTGGCTAGGAGTAATAGGATATAACATTAACGATAATCTGTTTATTGAGGTTGAGGGTAGAATAGCAGATCTAGACATTGAAACAGGTTTAAACTTTGACGCAGACATTGAAAAACACAGCAGACTAGACAGCGTTATGGCAAAACTAGGTTGGAGGTGGTAAAATGACATTCCTACTCATAATCCTGCTCTTCATAGTCCTGACTTTAGAAAGGATGCCTAAATGAAACGCCTAGTAATCGAACTCAAAAGCCAGGAAGAACTTGACCTGTTCAAGCGTCTTAAGGTCAAAGCGGCAGAGAAGTCCATGACTATACGGACACTTCTATTGCTTATTATCAAAGAGTACTTAGGTTAAAATTGAGCTAGTCTTGTTGGGAAACTTTTTTTCTTCTCCCGGATTTTAGCTGAAAAGCCCTTTGAGTCGCTACTTTATCAATATCCTTTACTGGGACTTCTTTGGTGATAGTGCCATTATCACCAGTCCTAGGCCTAATCCAGTTTACGGCCTTAATACCTGACTCTTTTAAAATATCTTTTACTTCTTTACAGAGAGTTTTACAAGTCTCTCGCCTTGGACATGTTGCGCATTTCATTTATCCTTTAAATATAAAGCCAATAAGCAGTTATAATTCGTCTTATCTTCTAAGCTGTCATTCATACTTTCACCCACCTTTGTTTTACCTTTCTTTAGTAGCTCTAATAAACGGGCTGACTTAACTAAGTCAAATATTAGAAACACCTTTTCTACCGGAACTTCTACGAACTCGGCGATTTTCTTAAAATTAGAAAAGCAGTCTGCGTCTTGGGCGTAGTCGTGTGCTTTTTTGGTAAGAGTGCCTAAACAGTTATCAAAAAACTCCTTTGCCAGTTTTGCTTCTTGTTTTTGGTTCATAATTTCCTCGCAAAATTTTCCATAACACAGTCTTGAACATAGTTTTGAAAGTCACCTTTTGTAAATTGTTCTCCTTTAGCCATCCTGTCACTCCTTTCCGGCGCCAGTAATATTTACGCCTTAATAATGATATTTTATAATCCGCCTTCCAGCGGTCTGATTTGTGCAGATTAATATAATTAATACAGGTTTTACAAAGATACATTTTAAAAAGTTCAAACCAATAAAGATGTCGAATATCATTACAACCCGGGCATTTACACTTTAGCCTAGTTTTCATTCTTGCCCCTTTCTATCACTTCTTCTCCTTTAATAAGGTTTACAACTTGTTATGGTTATTGAAGCAACTAGTTGTATACTTTAATTATGCAATCTGCATAATGCAAAATGCGTAATTGTTACTTTTTTGAAACGATACCATTTTTGTAGATAAGTGGTATCATCACGGACTTTATTAATGAACCTTATTAATGAACTTTATTATCCATTATCTAATTTGGAACCTATTTGTAAAGTAATCCTTTTCTTATAAGCGTAATTGTAAACTGTCCTATTCTATGGTTAAACTGTCTTATTAGATAGGACAGTGCATATCTTGCACATTTCACTTAGTATCCCTTTTTGTCTACTATATTCCAATATAGAACATACTCTATATTCATTATGTGTTTAATCCCATATAATCTCTAACCCCACAGTAGTCTTGCCCTTCTTATCCTGCCAGATTTCAAAGTAAGGAACTCTACTGCCTATGCTGGAATAGAGAGTATTGGTATGTATTCCTTTAGAGTTCTTTACCCTGCCTAAGTTGATATGAAGGCGTTTGTGTCCGCCTATGCTGTGATACTGAAGCTTCGTATTTCCTAATTTAATCTTTTTTGATGTGTTCTTGCCTAATTTAACCTTTTTTGATGTTTGTTCATTAAGCTTTTTCCTAAGTGAAGACTTCTTCAGTTCTTTTATATGGTCATCTATGCTTTCTACTCTACACACTCTATTAGATGAATTGGTATTTGTTCTCTTACCCATTCAAGAACCTCCTCTGCGTTTTCAAACTTGTGTCCGTATTTAAGATAACTTGTGTGTTCTGACTTCTCCTTGGGTAAATCAAAAGTTATGGTTACTTTTGGCATCACTCCCTCCTTATCTTCCGTTTATAGGCTTCACTAATAGCTTTGGCTACTTTAAATAATATATGCCAATTCCCTGGGTCTGTACCATCATAATTTACTGGTAGTTCTCTTGCTATTATTTTACCTATCTCCTCTTCGCTCATAAGGGATAGGTAGTGGGCTTGGATGGCTTTGAGAGCATTATCAATATAACCCCTTCCTTCTTTCACCGTTAATTTTGGATTATGTTGATAAAATAAACGAGCTAATATTACTCTTTCCTCTACCTTCCTAAGTTTTTTCATTGGGGCACCTTATCTTGTTCATATCCACATCTATTACAAAGTAATTTGCCATAGGCACTTCTTTTTGAATACTCATTCCATTTATGACCAAACAATTTGCATATTAATTCTTGTATCTTCATCTTCTTCCTCTTCTTAACTTTGTTATTAGGCATTATTTAGAGTCCTTAGTTATAATAGCTATTTTTTGAAGGGTTTTTATGCATTCTTGATTTGTTATTATACAATCACCGTGTGTATTTAAAGTTGCTGCATAAAACATAAGAGTTTTGTTTATTTTCTGTAATTCATAGCCAATACCGCAAAAAGCTAATATAATCAAAACAATATAAAATATCTTCATCTCATCTTCTCCTTTTAAAGTAACCACGCTACACACCATAAAATACAACCCATTATAACTACAGCTAAAAATCCTTCTAAACTTCTAACTTCAAATATTTCGTGTAATCTCATATCTTCCTTTCAAAGTAAGAGCCTGTGTTTTAACTGATAAGGAATTTCACCTTAATATAGACTTTGCTCTTTATACCATCCAGTTCTACCCTCTCCAGGTAGCCACAGGCTCTAATTTGTCAAAGGGCTAAAGAGAGTGTGTCTCTTTCACCCAATCAATTATATCCCCTGTAATATCTTCAGGTATTTCAATTTCACATTCCGAGCAGTAGTGTATTCTTTCGTTCCATCTATGAATACCATCTTCATAATCCATTTCTTCTTTACATTTAGGGCAAATCATTTTCTTCTCTGTGCCTCCTTTGTCAAAGTAGGGGGAGCAGGATTTGCGTTGCAACGGTCACCTGAAGTTCCTGACTTTTTGTGGGGTTTCCACGCCATCCCCCTACACATCATTTAAGTTCTTCTTTTATAGGATTTAACTGACTACCACACTTCATACACTGACCCCAGTAAGCAGACTCTACCTTGCCACAGTTAGGGCATATCCAATTAAAGTGTGTGCTATCTCTATTATCCCTCCTTGCCTTTATCCAGTCACTCTTGCATATCATCTAAATAAATCCCCTTGTATATCTCTTTGGCTTTCTTTTAGGATGTGTAAGCCAAGTTCGGGTTCTACCATATTCCTTAGCAGCTTATCTTTAGCTGATGTTCCTGATAATTTTCTTATGTCCTTACATTTAAATTGTCTATCGTGTATAGTGAAATTACTCCAGATATAGTGCCGTCCAAGTTTAGTGGGTTTTATAAGCGGCTCATAAAATGATATTACATTTTCAACAGCCCATCTACCCTTAAAGTAATGTTTCAGAAATAATATTTCTTGGTATAATTGTATATCGGGATAAATTGGGCGTTTCTTACCCCATCCCCAATATCTTGCTCTACTATGTGTCGGACAAGGTGGGCTACTCCATATAAAATCAAACTCTCCAAAGTGGTCAAGTAAATATTGATGGGCGTCAGCTACTATAACCTTGTCTTTAGGAAAGAAGTCTTGGTATATCTTGGCTATCTTAGGGTTGTTCTCCACAGCAGTAACATCTACATCTTGCCAGAGCTTGCGATTACCACCTATGCCTGCATATAAGTTAAGAACTTTCATTTTATCCAGTCACTCTTGGTTTTTATACTCTTTATTTCATCTCCATCGGAATAACCTGGGCGTTAACTCCTCGTGAAGTAACGCTTACAATACCACACCCCACAATAGGTTTACGCCTAAAGTCTTTTCCATAGTTAAAAGCGTATGTCTTCCTGTGAATACCACACCCTACACCCATGCCAAACATAATCTGTTTAGAGTTAGCCATGTAATCCACAGCTAAAACAGTGTGTAAATGCCCTATAACACACGACTGCCTTGCGTCTAGCGCAGCTTTAATATGCCCAAACTGCCCCGAGTAACCTGTCCCATGCTTATATAGCACGCCGTCAAACTCCCACTCAAAACCTGTCTTCCATTCATCAGGTAACTTCCACATTTCCTTAAAAGAACGAAAGCATCTACGAGGCAAACCAACGGTCTTGCCTTTTTGGTCAGGGCGCCGGCAGTGGTTACCTATACAGTAATATAGTTTAGGAAAAGCTTTGAACCAGTGTTTAAGGTGTTTATCTGCCTGCTTCATTTCATTCTCCGGAGCCCAGCCGTCAGGATCATGGTCATGAAAAGATATAGCATTGTTATCTACAAGATCTCCTAGGCAAATAATACGTACACATTTAAAGGCTTTTTGTATGCGCCTTATAAAAGATAGATACTTTGGATGTTCAAACGGTGTATGCAGACAGCTAAATACTAAGGTATTTTTTATCACTTTGACCTCCTCATAAATATTTCCCACAACAACACAGCTAATACGCCGCTAAGAGCACAAAGACCTGTTATGTGTGGGGTTGTAGTTTGGATTGTCATTTTAGCCATTCCTCCACTTTCCGCTTGTAGTACACAAGCTTTTCTTCTAGTTCATCTAATGTATATTTCCTATTCTCTGCCTTGAGCCTATAAAGCTCATCCACTCTTTCTCTCCCGAAATTATCAATCATCCACAGAGCATATATGTCGCCAACTGATTTGTAATAGTTGCAACTAAGGCACTGACCATGTTCGTTATCTTCTATCCAATCTAGTCCATGTATAAAATGTCCCGAATGAGCCTCCTTCCAGGGGATCGGTTGACCACAAGTTACACAGTGAATATATCCATTACTATCTGAATCTCGGAGTCGTATAAACTTGCTATACCAACGCCGTGTTTTGTCATTTTGCTTTTGTAATGGGCTCTTTTCCTTCTTCTTTTTCTTTGGTGACATAAAATCTCCTGTTACGATTAGAAATCCTTACAAGCGGCTCAAGAGGTAAGTGCTCTCTCTCCTTACAGCTCGCCTGCTTGCACCACTTGCAGAGATTTCCCACCCAAATACCCATTTCTATATACTGACTGCAAAGTTTTTTATCCAACCTTAATCCCTCATACTCTTTGATAAGAGTTTCCAATTTTGGCTCAAATAACCTTCCAAATCGCTAAACCTATAAAACTGCGGTTCAAAGTTTATCTGCAATTCCCCCACCATGCCATGCCTGTTCTTTTCAACAAACACTGTATAGGTATGTTTTTCAAAATCCCATTGCAAAAGTATCACGCTGTCAGAATGCTCCTCTAATATCCCTGCGTGCTTCAACTGGTGCATAAACGGCCTACCCTCTGCACCTGCCCTGTTTATTTGTGAAATCAATATGGCTCCGAAGTTTCTCTCCTTACCAAGTTTGTGTATCTCTTTCACAAAATCCTCTAGGGCTGCGAGTTTATCTTTAAAGCCCCTAGTAGAAATCATTTGGACATAGTCCACTATCACAAAGTCAGGCTTTACGGCGTCTATAACCTCTAGGATGTTTTTAAAGTAATACCCATTCTGGTCGTCTATAACCAATGGTGCTGTCTGTAGCCACTCCTTAAAATGGCCTTCTTTCTTGCAGACCAAGTCCCATGCTTGGCCTCGGCGCAGCATTGTATTATCTATCTCACACATATTACTCAATAGTCTCTCCACAATCTGCTCTTTTGACATCTCTAAGGAAAGCAAAAGCACGACTTGTGAATTCTTCGCCAGATTCTTGGCTGCCTCCAGGGCGAAGACACTCTTTCCTTGGGACGTCCTTGCTCCCACCGTCAACAGCTCCCTCTTGTGGACTCCCCACGTTATTTCGTCTAAGCCCTTTAATCCAGTCGGGTATTGAATCATACCCGTCCTTATTCGTAAATCTTTTTTTAGAGTTTCGTATATGTCGTAGATTGGAACTAACTTCTGCAAGCTCTGTGGCACAATAATCTGAGATAGGTCTATAGATCCATGGCTTAAAGAGGAATCTGGCTGCCCACCCTCTAAATTGGGAGACATTTGCAGCCCATATTCTTTCGGATCTTTCCCAGTCGTCATAGAACCTTACCTCTATGCTGATTCTCGGGTAGCTGTGTTCTGGATATAATCTTTGGTTTTGGTGGTTCATAGTCTCTCCAGTCTTCCCAGTTATTAAAAAATGTAGATCCGTGCTTGATAAACTGGTCTTCTGTCTTGTTGACTTCGATGTAAGCCAGATATTTGTCTAAAGCGCTGCTAATTTCGGCGGCGGTAGCACCTCTCTTTAAAGAGCCTTTAAAAGAAGAGAAGGATTTTTTTTTACCTAATTTCTTTGGATATTTTTTCCAAATAAGCTCAAAGGATTTCCTGTGTTCTTCTTCTTCTTCTTTTTCTTCTTCTTGCACATCCCGAATTGACTTTTGGGATTTCCCAAACTTGTAGTTATGGAGTTCCTGAAAGTTGACAAAGCTAATTGTTGTATCTCCTTTAATCAGTTTAGGATATGTCTCTAAAATCTTTATTAAATCTTTTTCTATTGTATCAATATCCGATATCAAATTGAGTCTTCTGCGTATCCATCTGCTATCGTTAGGAATAGCATTTTCCGTATCACCTGATAGCAGAATGAGGCAAATGTATAGCAGTTTTTGACTATCGCTTAGTAGATCTGTAAATCTGTAATCGCTTAAAAGTTCCAATTTAAGTTTCACCCAGACTATATTTTTATATGGCATATTAAATCCTCGCTCTTAAGAATTTGTAAAGTTTTAATTATTAATGTCTTTGGCATATAGTCTCCATTTATATGCTTTGCCTGCAAGCGACCCTAAATAGTTAGTTACTCTATAAGGTTTTACAGGCTAGCACCAACTGTCCTACTCTAATGCGTTCTCAACTTTTGTAATCTCCCACTTTCCCTGCCCAACAAGGTGTTTAATAAGTATCGTGTCGCCCTCCTGGAACGGTGAGAGTGCTTTGAGTAATGCCCACGAGTTAACAGTAATGACTCCTTGATCCGTGTCAACTTCATAACAATACCCTTTATCTTCTCCTTTGGCCATTAACCCGTTGATTTTCTTACCATCACCTATGTCTATAGGCGTATTTACCTTTCTTACGTTTTCTATTTTTACTATAGCCTCTTCACCCTGCTTGAGTGATACGAAGTTTCCCTTTTCATCGTCAAACATACTTATTCTCCTTTTTTTAATCCAAACTCTATGTTCTGCAATTCACTCATCTTGATCCTAGATAAAATCTTAGCTGAGTTAAGCTCGTGTTCTAACGCCTCGTACTCCTTTAACTTCCTCCTATAAGCCGCCTCCAAGACTATAAGAGCTAAACGTTTTTCATATAGTTCTATGTCATTTAGAACCATATGCTTTATTTCCGTTGCTGTCTTATGGATATTCCTAGCCTTAAAATCTAGGGATTGCCTAGCCTCGTCTCTTTCATAAGCCTCCTTTTCTGTCTGCCACTTAAGGCGTAGATTCTCTGCCTCTTGCCCCACATGAGACATTTTAGCTGATGTTTCATTTAAAACAGTATGAATATCCATTATTTACCCTCTATTTTATCACATGTATCTTTAAATTGACAATAGGAACAGTCATTCCCATTAAAAGCCCTTGGTATCGCTGGGGGCAGTCTCTCGGCTGCCCAAATACTCTTAAGTGTGTCTAATTCCTTCATAATGCCACTTCTAAGGGCAGAAACGTCCTGATAATGGAATGCCATATGGTTTTTTGTTAAACTGCCCTGTATGACCCCTACAAGGCAGCATTTGGGCTTACCAAGCGTCAAAGCATACCAACCAACTTGTAAATAAGCCTCTTTCTTGTGTTTGATAATGTTTCTGGTGGGAATATCCCAAAACTTGCGGAATTTCCAGGAGTCGGTAGTCTTAAAGTCATATACACAATCTTCTGCCACCCAGTCTGCGAACCCCAAGACATCATCTGTTTGAATCATAACTTCAGATTGACCCTCTGGTATGTATTCTGCCAGAGTCTTGTGGTGTGCTATACCCTCTGCCATGCGGATTAAGCCCCTTATATCCGTTGGATTAGATTGCGGTTCGTTCTTTCTGTTCCAATATTGGAGCCTATAGCAGCGTCCAAAGGAACTAGGAGAATACTTACCACTGCGTCTCTTAGTCTTTCTCTGCTCTTGTATATATAAGAGTCTTTCTTTAATAAGCTTATCAAGCACAGATGTGCTCCGTTGTTGGCGGCGGGCAGAGAACTTCCTTAGTAAACCACCCATATTGGAGCTTGTTATCACCTATCTGAACCTTATACATAACTGGTGTATTTGCAGCATCTACGGCTATTATTTTACCCATTGGTTCTATATTTACCAAATCATCTACTTGTAATTTATCCATATATCCTCCTATCTTCTTGGTCATAACAAGTCTGTTTTCTCAGTCCCTGGAAAGTCTTTTTACCGGCAATATATTCTAGATCACTAGTACCACCTACAAATACTAATTTAATTGTTTCTCGTGTAGTCTGTCTTTTGATATTCTTTAATTGAGGTACCCTTCTAAAGGCTGTCTGTACCCTGTTATGTATAGACTGTTGCTTTATCCCGAAAATGTCCGCAAGCTCATGTTGTTTTGCTCCGAATAAATAGCATAATGCTATAAGTAGTGTGGCTGTTTTAAGTTTACCCTCTTTATTATATCTTGTATTGAGCCAGTTCTTATTTTTTTCGTAATACCTTTTCCAGCTTTTTCTTCTATCTTCGATATTAGCGTATGGCATAACACCCACCTCTCAGGGCTTCTTAAGTCCTTTTATTATACGGTTATAGAAAGTCCCTAGACCCGTAGCGTTGTATGATAGGGTTTCAGGTTAAATTAATATTGGGGAATGGGTGGTGCTATGGTAGGAGTGAAATAATGTGGGATTAGATTATAATTGGTCTTGTAAAAACCGTCCTTATTTAATCGGCTTGTAAGGGTGCCTCTATAAGGATGTTTCTTTTCCCATCGTTTCTGTTTATATTCATGATGCTGCCTATTCTGCCTTGCCAACTGGCTCAATAGGTTCTTTAACATAAGCGCCTCCTTTCTGAGGGTTATGGTTTTTATGTCGAATTAATAATATCACATTTTGACAACCTTGTCAAGAGAATAATACAAAAAAAAAGGGAGTAAGCAAAATTAATTGTTTACTCCCCTTTATTATAAAAATACTACCGATGCTTGTTAGTGACCCAATCATCTCTAAAGGTTTTCACGACGAGCTTTTTGCCTCTCATCTCAAATAACCTAAAGTGTGTTAATGAACAGTCACAACATTTATCTTGTAGTATCACTGGAAGCTCAAGGATTAATTCTTCACCGTTAATGAAGTGTCTACCTTTTGGCTTCTTCTTTTTTGATTTTGTAACCATCTTCTTGTCAATTACGCCACCCAAACAGTTCAATGCCTAACACTCTCCAGCCCTTGTCCTGCTCTATGTTGGTAATTTGTTCAGCTTTTTGAGTAGTATGAGCTGTCCTTTGACCGAACATCTTATACCATATCCCACCGAGTATAGCTAATACAATTAATATTACTATCACCTGCTGGGTTAGCTTTCCGAAGATAGCGCCGTTCCAAATTTTAAAACCCCTAATTAATTTGCCAACATCAAATGGCTCACTCATCTTTGTTCAACCCCAATGTTTTTATAAGCCTTAGGATTGCATCAATGATTTTATTATCTACTTCCGTAGGTGTAAGCCTTGCTAAAATACTGGCACCACCCAATATAGCAAGTATACCAGTAATTAGTACTTTCCAATTACTTGTTATCCACTCCATCTGTTACCTCCTGTTTTTGCACTTTGTCAGCGAGTTTCAAGACAGTGTTAAGCTGCCTATTGAAGACAAAGTACGTGGTTTTGAACTTCTGTACTGCAATAGCGAACCTCTTTATAGCGTGAAGTTCATCGCTACTTATCATTTCAAAGCCTTCTCTATTTTTGAGTTCCATCTTCTTTGGTCTCCGGTACAGGTGTCACTTTTGGATCTTTGGGTTTATCTTCTTTGATTGGGTTTGCGAATACATTTGCAAGATTTGTTATCACCGATGCCTCTGCCGCTACTGACAATTGTCCATTGTAATACTTTGCTAATATCTGATTTAATGCCTTGACCTGATTGTCACTTAATTCATATTTCATATTACCCTCCTTTGTGGGGTTAAACTCCAATATATTTTGTTACAAGGCTAAATACCAAGTAACCTACTACTATATATAAACCTATGAGTCCAATCTTAAAATACTTCATACGCTCTATATGGACTGCACAGGGTAATTTCCCAAACTCTTTTACAAGCCACTTAACATCAGAACGGACTTCCTTTGCAGCGCTGTCGTGTTGTTCACGCCACATATCAAAGAGTTCTACTGCTAATTTCTTATCTTCACCATTCATTCTACTATCCCATTATCTTCTGTTATCTGTGCTTCCTGATTAGCCTTCATCTGTAAACCCCGTTTAATATCTCTTACTATATTCCTGCGTATCTTTTCTCTTACCCATTGAGCATTGGTGTATTTAGGTGTAGGTGGCTCATCATTGGTCATCTCATTATTAGGATATATCTTTAAGAACCCTTCAAGTGCTATTGCTACTTTGTCGCTTGGTATTTTTAAATTAATTTCTTGGTCTGCCATAGTTTCTTCCTCCTTTTAAGTTCTTTTGCAATATCACTACTACATCTTTCTATGTTAACGCAAGTCCAACCCTTTGGTATGAAAGCTGTCTTGAACTCACAGTTACTTCGGCTTCGTTCTAATATCTTTTTAATAGTTTCTTTCATTATGCTCCTGCTACTGTTTTGCCTACTTTACCATAACGTTGTTTCTTAGCTTGCTACACCTAACTTATTTGAAGTGTAATTAAAACAAACTCCGTGTAGTTCAACACTATCTGAAATCGTATCTTGTCCGTCGGCAGATAATCTTTTTAATCTAAATATTATGCTTGCATCTGTTGAGCTTGGAGCGTCAATTCCAGTTATATCTGTTACAACTAATCCGTCTGCTGTTGTTGAAGCTGCATCTACTGCTGTCAATGTTTCTTCTGCTCCTTGTGTTGTGTCCTCATCTTCACTAAACCACCTATACTCTAACTGCCACTTAACATTTCCTGTTGAGGCAGAACTCCACCCTAATCTTATCTTAACTTCTTCGCTTCTATCCATATCATAAGGCGGCGCAACTCTTAAACTTGCTGTCTGCTGGTTTGCTTCTACACCTTCATCTGAAAAACTCCACGCAGATGTTTCAAGTGTTCCGTGTGATATTTCTGTTGCTGGCTTTGAACCTGGAGCTTTAATTCCAGCTGCATCAATCCATAAATCTCTTAAAACTCTCGCTGTTCCGTGTAGGTTTATCTCTCCATCTGATTTTATTTCTGTGTAGTTTGTAGTTCCACCATCTCCCGCTTTAACTGTATTGTCAAAAGTATAAGCATCAAAATTATATCCAGTCACTTCCGTCAAAGTAGGTTGAAACATCTTTCCCTGAGCCAAAACCTAATGGCACGTTATCCTGAACAAGATACAATCCACCAGAGGCATTCCAAAACCTGAAAGTATCAGTAGCAATATCAAAATCAAGATATGCACTAACAGCATTGTCTGTGTCAGCAAAATATAACTGTGGGCTAGTATCATTCAAAATATATAATCTATCATATACACCACCCAAACCAATCCCGAAACTATCATTGAAATTCATCATAACCATACCAATCACTCCACTGAGAAGCTTGTATTCAAATTCCACATTCGCAGTTGGAACAGCAGAGTTTGGTATGATTTTAACTCCACCTGTAAATTCGTGAAGCCCAGATGAAAAATATTCTAAGTTAGTTCCGCCGAATTGGAGATAACTATCAGTAGCTCCTGCTTCACCAAGGGCAAGTTTAATATCATCTCCTGAAAGTTTGATTATATCGTTTGTTGTATCAACAATAAACACATCACCAGCATCAGAGTCTTTCCTAACTAATATTGCTTCTTCATTTGTTGTATCTATCGCTAATTTATTTTTACCTATATATAATCCACCATCAAGCTTTAACCATCCTTCTTGCCATCTTGAAAGTGTAACATCAACTGCAGAAGCTCCCGAGCCCCAAACCATATCTCCATCTGCTTTTAATCTAAATCTCCTATAATTATCCCCATCTACACCACCACTAAAAAGAGCTGTTCCACTACTGGCACCCCATAAATTAAAAAACTCGTTTCCTTCATATCTATTAAAACCACTTGGAAAAGGTCCCCCTGTTTCACTTCCTCCACCAGATTTTGTAGATAATAAGATAAGATTATCTGTTCCTGTATTATCTCCTGCTGTATCTAATCTTAAATAAGAACTTGCTCCATCAATTTTAACACTTCCAGCAACTTCTAACTTCTCAACAGGAACAGCAACCCCTATGCCTACTGCATTATTAGTCCCGTGAACCTTAAAACAGTTATCATCGGTATTACTTTCAATTCTTACATTGACTGAATTTCCATCTTCATTTATTATGACTCCACCACTATCATAAATTCTCAGAATCTTTGGGTAGATATTCATATCGTCATCGCTTTCAATCTGAAACTTTATAACTTGGTCTCCATAATCTCCTGCAAGAATATCTGCTCTATCTACCTTAGAGATAGCAAATCCACCCTCATAACCAAAAGAACTGTTAGTTGTACCTGCGTGTAATCCTGTCGCAACTCCATCTGTTCTTACTGAAACTAAATCTGCTCCTGAACCTGTGTTTGTTGCTCTTAGTTGGCTAATAGCATTTAATACACCACCACTCCAAGTTAAATTAGCACTGCCGCTTAATCTGTTTGAATTGGAATAAACTACCTGTGTATCATCTATTGAGGTGTCGGTAAGTCCACCGAAAGAAGAGCCTGTGCCTGTGGTGGTGAGGTTATTAGGGCCTAAGTCAAGATTACCAGTTAGGGGGTCGTTTGTGGTATCTAAGCGAAGATAAAGAGCATCTAGTTTATCTTCTGCCCACTTAGTATCTATGTCAAACTTACCTGTTATGGCGTTAAATTTAAAACTCATTATGAATAGTCCTCAGTAGTATGGTCTGTCCAGTTACCATAGGCAATTGTTAACTTTATTAACCTATCAGATTCATCATATTCTAAATAATACAATAACCACCCATCGCCATCTTTCGTGCCGCCTTCACCAAGCCCTTTAGGAGCAAAGCCAACATACACAGGTTGCTCATCTGTCCTATCAACATAGTCAAGGCGCTTCTGCATATTAGACGGGATGTCAGTAATTCTGGTAGCCCATAAGTCTTTATCGTAAGTTTTATTCTCTACATTAGAAGCTTTAGTAGAACCCGATACAGGTTCTTTATCATTTATAAATTGAGAATTTTTAGCCATTGCTTACCTCTCGTACGCTCGCTGTCTCAACTGCATTTCTTTTATATTCTTATGAAGCTTAAGATAACTCCACATACGATCTAATCTATTTTCCCCGACCGGAGTTGCCCCAAGCTTTAAATCTAAATTATTGAGATAACCCATAATATTACCTATTGTCTTCTCAGTAAGTTCATCATTAATAATCTCACACATTTCTCTGAGTCGCTTAGTTTGCTGCGGTGTAGCTTCTTCAAGGTGTATTCCATAGTATCTTAACAAATCAATAGGAACTCCGTTCCATTCATGATTCATTATTCCATCCGGTGGTTGTACTTGTGGTACTACATCTGTCTGTGGCTGTGCTTCTACTGCTTTTGCTAAACCCATGAGTTCTCCTTATATGCTTTCCTTAATCGTTTCGCTACTCTCTTGAGAATTGTTACGAAATACCTTTCTCATAAAACCATAAATAATACCGTAGCGGATTAGAGTATATATTGCTCGTGCTCCAGTCTTCGTTAATTTCCCTGCTGTAACAGTGTCAACTACACGCTTATATGTGCTAGGGTCTAATATAGCCTGTAATGCCTTTTTGGTTTCAGCATTGCTGACCATACTCTTTAGACCCTTTACAGTCTTGCCAAATTTCATAATATTTTCTACTGAATTAGTGTAGTCTTTCATTCTGCTAAATGTAGCATCAGTAAATTTCATCTGTGGAAATGCTGCGTTTCTTGCGCTCTTTAGCGAATTTACAAAAGCTTGAACCTCTCTTGTAGATGGTTTTACTCCTTTACCAGCCCAATTTGTATCAGATACAGTCTCTTTAATTTGGTTAATTAAATCTTGTGATTGTGGCAATGTAAGTTTTCCACGGAACTTAGATGCTAACGCCTTTTTAAGTCTAGGTACGTTATTAGCAAGCGTCTTGAATTTCCTGTTATCATCTAGTAATCTTCTAAACCCTTCTAATGATTCATTTATATCAACACGTTTAGTTGGTTCAGCAGCTTGAAATTTATTAAGTTTTTCACCAAACCACTTAGTTAATTTACCTTTAAACCTACTAAACCCTTTTCGTACACTAGCACCAGTAGCAAGCTGTGCCTTATCATTAAGAAGATTAGTAAAGTGACTTACTACACCTTGTATAGTACCTATTGCTGCGCCGCCTAATCCCGCAAAACCAGCCCTAGCACCTCTTGCACGCCAGTTGTTAAACGCCTCTTCTACCGGAGTAGTTAATCCGGCGGCAGTTCCATATTGAGTAGCACCTCTTAAAGCAGCGCCACCAATTCCTCTAACCGGTATAGCACCAGCAGCAGCTATTCCAGCTCTCATAGGTACACCACGAACAAAGCCTCCAATATTAGCCATAGTATTAAGTAAAGGGGCGATGTTTTTTCCTTGTCTTGAAATACCTACCCTTATGTCAGACTCCGGAGCTTGATAACCCATCCGTCTTAAGGCAACATCCGGTAGGCCGCCTAAAAGCATATTACCATATTTATAAACAGGAGAAGATAGTTGTTGACCTGTGGCTATAGCAGAAGCAGCCCACGGTGGGTAACCTTTACCAACTAATTCTTCTGGAGTGGAAATTTCCCACGCTAACTTTTTGCCAGGCTTAACTTTTTCTTCCATTAATCCGCTAAAGTCATACTTACCTGAAGATTTCGTTGTGGTAGGTTCTTCTTCCATTAATCCACTAAAGTCATAGTTAGCCATTACAATAAACCTCTTTCAATAAGCTTTGCGATAATTTTAACTCTATCATATTTAGGATTATCTTGCTGTGCGTTTTGTATGATAGCTTTTTCTGCTTTATTAAATGTTGAATTTTTAGCAAGCCACTCAAAGCTTCTCTGTGCAGTATAAGGTTTTGTCATTAAACCCATACCCCTGTACATTACATTATATTTACGAATTAAATTAGCTTCAAATGAGTCCATCTTTTTATTACGTGCCTCATTAGACAATGGATTACCCGCAGCATCTAACAATACAGTATTAGCTTTGTTTTTGGTAATAGTAGTTGACATATTTGCAATATCTTCTCTAATATCACCAGAAAACTGTGCTAATGTAGCAGCGAACCTCTGTGCCATAGCCGCTGATCTAAATGCACCCAGCTGCCTCATCAACTCTGTTCCTAATTCTGGACGTAATCTTTCAAGTGCAACCATTAACGGAGCGAGCTTTGTTCTGATAGCTACATTTTTAGTACCAGCAGCAATAAGAGCGCTTAAGCCACCTTTTTCAAAATTTAAATTTATACCAAATCTCTTAGCTGTATCACGTAACTCCTGGTAGGCTCTACCACCAACTTCCATGTAATTAGCCAATTTAGGAGTTAAAACATCAAATTTAATCTGACGATCTACATCTTCTTTAGTCCATTTATTTTCTGCTTTAACTCGTTCTACTGCTTTAGTTTTTGCTATATCTATCCCAGCTATATCCCTAGGGTCAAAAGCCGTACCCGTAGGCTTAAAAGCTAACCGTGGTGGTTTTATCGCATCTACAGATGGTATATCTTCAGGAGATATTGCCGGTGCTTTCGTAGGGGGAGTCACATCATCACCAGCCGCAGCTTGACCCATCTGTTGCATAACCATCATCATAGCCATGGCTTCCATTGGAGATTGGAACTTATTAGCCTGGGCATAAGGATTTTTCCATTGTTGACCTAAAAACGGTGCTGAAAAACCACTTAACCCTGCTCCAAGTGCCGAGATCCCCCTACCAATAGCATATACTGGGTCTACCTTACCATCTTTCATTGGTATGGAGTTCCCTTGTAAAAGTGCCATCATTTCTTGTGGGGTCATTTCCCCTGTTGTTTTTTGTTTATTTGGCATCTGATAACTCCTTTATTGCCTCTATTAACACAGCTAGAATGGGTAGTGGTCTAATACCATCTATCTCTCCATTATTGTTAAAAAATACAGCCTCTGGTATTACTTTAGCCACATCTTCAGCTATAAGACCTAAGTCTTTTTGACCAGAATCTTTCCAATTAAATGTAACTGCGTTAAGTTTTTTTATGGTATTTATCGCTTTACCCATAATTTTATGTTTTCTTTGTACCGTTTAGAACTCATCATTCCCATAATAGCAGCGTTTCCTTCAAGATAACCACCATATGCCTGACCAAGATTGCCAGCACCCTGTGTAAATTGCATAAATGGTGAGGGCATTTGTGCTTGTGCTATGCCCACGTTAGCATTTGTATTATACATTGAAGAATAAGCGCCTGCATAAGGAGCATAACCTTGCATATTGTAACCCATACTTGTTTGTGGTGTGTAGCCTTGAGTCCACTGGCTACCACTGTATTGTGCGGGGCTAACCTGTGGTGTCTGTACTGTTCCTGGCTGTGCAAGCGGTTGTCTGCCTGCGGCTGTTAGAGCAAGGTTTCTATAATAATTCTGCCAGTTCTGTTGCTGTTCGAGCAGACCCCTAGATACATAATCCGCACCTATACCAGATCCTACATTGGTACCTAGCTGCGCACTAAGATTGGATCTATACTGTTCTCTCATCCAATCTGGGACACCTGATTCCATACCTTCTCGTGCCTGTGCGGCAAGGTTTTCTTGTAACCCAGCAGTTTCAGGATATAGATCCTGTTGGATTTGCTGTTGCAGTTCTGCCATTTGCGGAGCATATTCCATCTGCATTTGCATTTGCTGCTCTAGCATCTGTGGAGCATACTGTTGTTGCAAATCCATATACTGTTGCATAAGATTTTTGGCATATTGCCCCTGCATACCAAGCTGCTGTTGCATTAGCTGTGGTTCATACTCTAATTGTGTTTGATAAATCTGTGGTAAATTCTGCACCCACTCGTCTATGCTTTGAGCTTGTGAGGGCGGTTGTGGTGGTGTTGGTTGTTGAACATTAATATCGGGACTACTCATTACTACTTCCTTTCGTTAATATTTAAAACTCTAACTTTATCGTCACCCCTATAGTGACGTTGGTATAAAATCTTTTTACATCTTGGATTTTTCTTTATAAATATGTTTATCAAATACTTCAATGTTTTAACTGACCTATAATCATTTCTTATAACACAATCTAAAACCATTGCTGTTTCGTTGTCTATCCAGTTACCTCTACCTACCGCTACTATTCCTTTTTTATCATTTAATTTAAGAAATGTCCCATATTCTAAATGTTTTCTAATTATCTTATACAGGTTTTCTTCTGGGATAGTGTTGTAATACTCACCACCATTAAGATAAATGAACTCGACTATTTTCTTTACGTCTTGTCTACGATCGTTGGTACTAGAACCGTTAATAACAAACCTCCTACTATGTAGGGAATTAGGTTGACCCAAGCTAATGGTAGAAATGCTAATACCGTTAACACAGCTATTGTTGTTCTTGTTCCTATTGTAGCCGCACGTTCTTTTGCGATCTCAGGATATTGCCTGCCACCACAAAGTTTCCACCATAATCTTCCTAGCCAGGATCCATTATCCGTACAAGTTCCATCAGCCAAGTAGCTTGGTATACCATACCCTATTCTGAGAATTAGATGAAAAGCTATAGCCATAGGTATAGCCCACCAAGTCTTTGACAGTATCGGTAAGCATATAACTAAGGGGCATCCGATACGCCTCCAGTCCTTAGAAGTTCCTTCTGCTCCGCCAAAAGCCCATAAGAGACCTGATAGTATTAAAGCGGGTATCGCAAATAACCCCTGGAATAAACACCAGACTACTGAGTGAGCTACTCCTGTTAGGAGTTCTTCTTTATTTAGCTTCATATTATGTCCAAGTTAATGTTTTTGTATTACTACCATCGTAAAACTTTAAGTTTGTTCCATCATACCAAAATTGTCCTTCCACAAGTGAATTTGGGGTTGTATTCCCAGAAAAATAATAATGTGTTCCACCGTTATTAACACTTGAGGATACTCCTATTTTTCCAGATGGGACATTTTTAATTTCTACTCCGTTGCCTAAACCAGCATCTATTTCTATTGCACTACCCGTTCCATCATTATCTATTTCTAAAGCTGGTTCAGATGAAGATGCGTGGTCTTGTGTGATTTTCACTACAGCTTTATCAGCTACATCAACTATACCAGTAGAAGCAATTACCAAACGTGAAGTATCTATAGTCGCAGACGATATAGTAAGTGTATCTGCTGTCTTATCCCACACCATAGCCGCATCACCTGCAATAGAACCACCGTCATTATATTGAACTTGGGTATCAGAACCGCCAACACCTCCAGCAAGTAAATCTGTTGTAGATGAGCCATCATAAAAGTTAAGAGCAGACCCCGTATACCATAAATCACCATCTACAGGAGAAGCTACTGTTGGGTCGCCTGTTAACCGAAGATGAGACCCGTTTCCAGTCATTCCAATTTCTATACCTGCAGCAATACCAATATGCGTTACTTCTAAAGTAGGTTCAGTAGAATCAGCGTCTAATTGAGAAAGTTTTGCCAACGCAGAATCAGAGTTAGTCTGATTAAACCCATCTATAGCTTCAACGTATAGTGTATGTTTACCTTCAGCTAATATTCCACCCTGTATTAAATGTGCGTTATGATTAGTCCCATCGTTATCAGATGTTAAAAGAATTGAGTTAGCACCATCATCATTAATTGTTACAGCTTTATTAGCTGTCAGTGCACCGTTTAAGGTCACTGCACCACTTGCACTTAAAGTTGTAAAAGCCCCAGTAGAAGCTGAGGATGAGCCTATCGGTATCCCAACAGTTAAATCTAATGTTGCTGTATCTATCAGAGAGTAAAAATCACTCTTGTCTGACGTATCTGGTAATGTTCCGCCGTGAGTAATGCTCGCAAAGCCGCCTTCTCCTAACTTAGTATTCCATCGTAAAAATGCACTAAGCAGCTGTTTTAATATGTTCATTTACTTTCCTCCTATTTGGGAAATGAAAATTTAAGTGACACTCTCTGCATAAAGTGACACCATTTACTCGTTTTCATACTGATCAAAATATGTAACAATACTATAATCCAGTATCTTTACATTATCTGACGAAGTTTCATCAAACTTAAACTCTATCTTACGCCATCGTTCGCCTATGGAATCAAGGTGAAACTTGCCCTCTACTATTCCTGATTCATAAAACACCACAGGGAACGTGGTTGGATATGTTACGCCACCACCAGTGGTATCTAACGTGCCAAGCTCAATCCATCCATTATCATCTATCTGATAATAAACAGTTATAGTTCCACCGTTATCAGCACACCTTAAGGTAAGTTCTCCACCAAACTTATAGTTAAGTGGGAAACCCATATCATGCGCTTTCGTTTCTTCAGTATATTGAATATCGCTTCCATTGTCGTCTGTACCAGTAAATAATCTATAAACTTTACCATCCGTAGCATCACCATAATAAAGTCTCTCTTCTCCGTCTACTTTATATTTGGCAAAGCAGGAAGCGTTAATACCTGAAAATATAGTCCATCCTTGAGTCGTAGGATAATATACCCAAAGCTCATTATTAGTTTCAGACCCATTAACTGGAACGGATATAATATATTTGTTATCAAAAAGTATTGCGCATGCTTTATCTATTACATCCCAATTAAGAGAATCAACTGATTCTTTTAAGTTATAACTTAATGGGTAATCTACGCCTAATTGTAATTTATCCTGGAGTGTTCTCTTTAAACTTCTTACACCGTCCTGTGCTAACCAATAAATATCATCACCAACAGGAACAATGCTATTTTCTGCAACACAACCCACATTAGTAACAAATGGCTGGGGCTGGTCTGTGGTCGGATCGGGGGTAATAGAAGGAGCTAATGCCCATACTTCTTGCTTTCCAAAAATAACCATACCGCTATCTCTTGTTGGTACAATGCCCATTTCTTGACCGACAGGCACTCTAAATATATCAGTCGTTCTATCAAATGCTCCTGAGTAATCTGCTGAATATGCGTCAGAAAAAGCTAAAACGTCGTTCTTTAAAGTCCAAAATCTATTATTATACCAAGCCATTACACGTGTTAGTGGAGGCGAAGTATTTGTATCTCCTAAATCCTGTTCATTTCCATCTGAATCTATCCTAAAAGCATTATTTGAGCCATCTTGTACTATAACTATATCATCAGGTGATAAACCACTTTCTTTGCCCTGGGTAATACTTACCTTAGTAGCAGCAGTAAAATCATCCTTTACAGCAGCCCAATTACCTGACCCAAGCCACTTATGTAAGGTCGTATCTTCAAACATTAATAGCTGATCACCGGCTCCTTGTATTTCATAGTTATGAAGCTGTACAGTTGCCACATTACCAACATCATTTCCGATCAATGTAGATCCACTGCGTTTCGACCGTTCTCCCACTACATTAAGCTCAACATTTGTAAGGGACGTAGACTGAGTGTCTCCTATTCGGGAATCATTCATCCTCGTATTTATGCCAGCAGATATATCACCGATTGTCTTAGACAACTGTTGATCATCTATAGCTTGTAACGAGGCAGTCTGTCTGAATTGATTTCTCATTTTAGTATAAATTATCTTTATCGTATGTAGTCGGTGCAAATTGTTGTACACGACCACTTTGATTTTCTTGGTCAAATATAAACTCTGCTAACTGTTGAGTAAACATAAGCTCATAATATTGAGCCTTCTGAAATTGTCTCTTATATTTCCAGGCATCTGCTATAGCACCGAGTTCAATTAAATCTGCAATATCAAGACGTGGATAATCATACGTCTGTGTTAACGGAAATGGTTTTACTATATATGGTAAATCAATAGTAGCGGTAGCTGTAGGAACATAGTGTACTTTAAATAGTTTATACCTTGTCTCTAGCCATTCTCTTGGTATGGCCGCATTTGTAACAGCAGCAGAATTAGACGTAACAGTTACTTTTCCAACTCTTGCGGCAGAAAATGAAATACCTCTAATCTGTGTATAAGAATTGGCTGTGTTTACATCACTTGTTCCATTTAAAGTAATTTCCTCATAAGTTTCAACAGAGTCCGATATACCTCTAACCTGAACCGTAATAGATGTATCGGAAGCACTGTCTGAAGTAAATGTAAGAACCGATGCAGATGTTGGCTGAGCCTGGACAAAATCGTCATATATAACACCTCTTTCAACTGAACCCGTTGAAGTAATTTCACTACCATAATTACGGTATAGTTCGTCTAAATCTATTAATTGTATTTTTACACTATTAGTTGTATCATATGCAGACACTGGCTTGTAAAAATCATCTGGTAAAACATAGTTCTGTGTGCCAGATACCATTGTTAGAGTATGAGTGACGTTAATTTCTTTCCAGTTTATCGCTCTTAATATCTGGAAGTATCTACGATTTATAAACCTTCCAGTTATAGTTTCAAACGCAGAAGAAGTATCTTGTACCTCTGCACCTACGTTAGTTTTTAGTTGACTATATGACTTATTCATCTTCCTATTATATACTCCTTATTGGAATCTGGTGTTCCCCAGTCATTTCCGTATGTTAATGTTAAAAATTCTTTTGGGTTGCTTGGAACTTGAAATGTCCCACCTAAAAACTCAATGTGTTCTGTTATATCAAAAAATCTCTTAGGGTATCGTATGTGTTTATCATAAAACCATTCATCTCCAGTATCACAGAACCACCATATCTCTATCTTCTCTCCGTCTCTTATGAAAAACTGGTCGTGTAGTGGACACCACTCCCTCTTTACTACGTTGAATCCTAATTCTTTTAATTCTATTACGACTCTATGAATTAACTTATGGTCTGGTGCGAAACAAGCTGTATCTACATCAGTGTCCCAGTCTATAAGTTTCTTATCTCTTATTGCTCCCAATAACGTCCCAAATATAAGGACGAACTTAACACCGTGTTTATCCATAACACGTTTAAAGTCAATGAGATTCTTCTTCATTACCTCTTGATTCATTACGCCTTCCTTACGGACTCCGACTTCCCAAGGAACTGTAGTATTTTCTGACATATCTTATCCACCTCGTTTCCAGTTAAGTCTATTGATGATGGAAGCCATAAACCTCTATCTGATAGTTCTTGTGCTACAGGGAACTTTTTATACTCCCTATAAAGGTCATTGTGTGGAACGACTGGGTACATTCTTCGTGTTTCAATACCGTTCTCTTTTAAAAACTTTAGTAATTCATCTGGACTATCAACATAGATGTCAACCATCCAAGGAGTGAGAAGGTGCTGATACATAATATCACCAAGACATACCCTATATCTTCCATAAGTTAACCTCTTTATCTTTAGTCTATCCTCTAAATATTTAAGTTGTTGTAACCCTATAACAGCTTGTAGGTCAGTAAACTTAGCATTAATACCAAACCATCTATGTTCATCTATACCACCCTTAGTCCTACCAAAGTCTCTTAGGTGTCTGATATGATTCCATATCTCGTCACTGTTGGTTACTATTAGTCCACCCTGTCCAGTGGATATAATCTTATGGGGAGAGAGTGAAAACACACCAACGTCACCTATAGTACCAAGTTTGTAACTTCCTAAAGACTGACAGGCATCTTCTATCATAGGTATCTTCTTGTAGTCGCAGTAGTCTCTAACGTCTTTAATGTTACCCATTCTCCCGTTAAGAGACACAAACATCACTGCGTCTACTTTCTCTTTGAGTTTATATATATCTAAACAACCCTGTGAGTCTACATCTACAAAGATTGGATGAGCACCTACCATAGATATTGCTGTAGCAGTAGCTGCCATAGTCAGTGCAGGACACGCTACGTGGTCTCCTATACCTATTCTACAAGCCTTTAAAGCCAATATAAGACCCAAAGTACCATTAGGTACGGCACTACAATGTTTTACTTCTAAGAAAGAACTGATTGCCACTTCAAACTCTCTTGTATACTTAAACTCCGTAAGCCACGAGCCACTCATAACTAAGTCATAAACGACCTGTGCTTCTTCCATACCAAATAACGGTTTAATCTGTGGTATCATATCCCCAGTCTATTAACTGTTTTTTGAGTCCTGATGTAAGTACAATTTGTAAATTTTTTGGTAACTCTTTCCAGCTATCTATTGTGCCTGTATTAATGTGACCGTGATGCAACCAAGTTTTTCTATCCCAACTTTCAAACGGAACAGTTGTAGTTATTTTTATATTATTAGCTAACTTCTTATTATGTTTTAAATTGGTCTCAGATATGATTCTGTTACGGAGGCTGTCCGGAATAGTAATGTTAAAATATGATTCAATAGCAGTAAATAAGTAACTGTAATTATTAAAGAAGTTTTCGTATCTTAAAAATAGAGCATTAGGGTAAACTTTTCGGTACTTATTTAATATATCAATTTTAGGAATGGTTGATCTAACTATACCAATTATATCATCCCACTTTGGCATTTCCTTATTATGTATCTTCCAGGCTGATAGTGCGGCAGATCTAAAATCTCTATATACTACTACAACCTTTTTATTGGTAGCTAGGAAGTCGTGCGTTGTATTAATAGAGTCCCGTTTAAAAATTCTCCAAAGAACTTGATAGATAAATGTACCACCAGATCGAGGTAGCCAATAAAGTAATATCATTTTAAAAACTCTTTGTCAGCCTCTACCCCGACAAAAGTACCGTGCTTAATCTCATAAAATGTTGTATCATCGCACATAACTTTGAAACCATGAAAGCCGTCCAGAAACAAACCCATGCTACCGTCATACAGAAGAAAAGAACCAAGCATCTTCTTATCATTGTCATATACTGTAGCCTCTAGGCAACCACTTATAACTACTATTGCTTCTTGAGTTTTCGGTATTTCTCGCGGCCTAATTTTGTGGCGATGGACTCTAAATAATTTGTCCATATCGTAAGCCATTTTGGAAGCCTGCAAGAAATCTTTTTCTTCCCCATACCATACCGCCTCATTTTTAAGGTTACCGATATGATCATAGATAGCATAAACTTTGTTGTCTGATTTTATAACTTTCACTTCTTGCTCCATAGGTGTAGTGCTAAGATAACAATACCCTCAATTACTCGTGCAATAAAAAATATTGTTAATACAGTTCTATTTTCTATTTGATATTTTGACACTGCCATCTATCATCATCTGAATAAGCGTATCAAAATCTATCTCAGGTTTCCAACCAAGCCTTTTACGTATCTTAGTGGAATCCCCCAGCAACGCTGGTACTTCATTAGGCCTCGTATAGCTCTCATCAATTACAACGTGTTTCTTAATACTTAAACCTAACTTCTCAAAAACTTTATTTAAAAACTCTTCTACGGAATGGTATTCTCCAGTAGATACAACCCAATCATCGGGCTTGTCATGCTGCATAATCATCCAGATTGCTCTCATATAATCCTTTGAATGACCCCAATCCCTAAGAGCTTTTAAGTTACCAAGATAAAGTTTATCTTGTAACCCAAGCCTTATCTTAACGGCTGCATCTATAATCTTCTTCGTAACAAAATTATGTCCACGCCTGGGAGACTCATGGTTAAATAATATCCCATTACAAGCGAACATACCATACCCACTCCTGTATGCTCGCACCATGTGATAAGCATAAAGCTTGGCACACCCATAGGGGCTTACAGGCGAAAATACGGATGTTTCGTTTTGTGGGGGAGGTGTAGTGCCATACATCTCTGAACTTGATGCTTGATAGAACTTACATCCAGTTCTTCTAACTGCCTCTAAAAGCTTAGTAACTCCTATAGCGTTAACTAATCCCGTGTAAACGGGAATATCAAAACTTACCCTAACGTGGCTCATAGCAGCCAAATTGTATACTTCATCCGGCTTTATATCAAGTAACAGGTTATCAATACCTTCTTCTAGCTCACCATAATGTATAAACGCTTTACTTTCTGGAGCGAATAAATGGTCTATACGCTTTGTTGTAATAATAGAAGACCTACGTATAATTCCATGAACCTCATATCCTTTGCTCAACAATAACTCAGCTAAATAACTGCCATCCTGGCCTGAGATTCCAGTAATTAGTGCGACTTTACGCTGCATGGAATACACCTAACGTGTCTCTTTTTTTCATTTTTTAGCAACAACCCTCAGTATTAATGGGTCTTCATCGCCAAGCTTGGCTAACCCTGTTGATTTCTTATAATATAATATATCAAATCCACGCTTTAACAACTGTCTTAACAACCAACTTCCATTAACAAGGTTTCTATCATGTTTATAAAGCTTGGGTTCATCTCCTATGGAACGGCACTCTGCCATAAAGTATTTAGACGAATTATCCATTATATATCTTATGTCGACCGGACGTATTGAGTGGAGAAGGAATCTAGAATATATAACGTTTGCTATGTCCCAAAAAGTTATATCTCTAATATCTGACCTAACAAAAGACACCCCGGTAGCGCTTTTAGGCTGATTAGCGAAATCAATGCCTATAACGTCTAGTCCCTGTTGAGCCAGATAATAACTGTCCCTCCCATTACCACAGCCGACATCTAATACATGTGATTGTTCTGGTATGTAACCTAAGCAAAACTTAGCAAACCCAGATTGTTCCTTTGGTATGTTATTTTTTTTATAAAACTCTTCCCAGTATTTCTTATCTACCATTTCAGCAGATTTTTCCTAAAGTAAAAAGCGTTATTATTTACGGTATCAACAAGAGCGTAATGCTTTAAAAGATAATGTTCCCACTTTGGTCTTTGGTCTATATGGCGAACTTCATATTCTACGACAATTAATTTGGGTCTAAAATTAGCAAAATCACACCTTGATAAGACTTTATCCTCATTGGTCTCTATATCAAGGTTCACAAAATCACATTCCTTATACTCAGGGTACTTATCTAAGATCGTTGGTATGCTTATGCACTCTACCTTATAAACCTCTTTACCATCCTTAATATACTCGTGTCCTATATAGCTTCCTGTAGTAGCTGTATCAACCATATCTACATGCCCATCGTAATTATTAACAGCCATAGGGAAAAACTTGTCTCGTGGTCTCTTCTTCTCCCAAAGTTCTTTATATCCGGGTAACGGATCAAAAGCTAGCCCGTGCCAACCAAGTTCATAAAAATGAAACGTATTAGAATATGTATGAGGGTCACCTGCTCCTATATCTAAATACAAACCCCTTTTAGCACTGCCTACATATTTAATTATACGCTCATCCTCATCGCACCGACCATAAAAACCATTATAAATCATTTAATATACTCCTTGGTTGCTTGGGGTCACCAAGCTTCTTGCTTTTAAGCAGGTGAATTGTTTGGTTTAAATCTTTCATCATCTTATCATAAATGCCTACACGATCTGGGTTTAGCGGGAAATTGCTTTCT